TAGTCTGATAGTGCAAGTGCTTGGCTGGGTAATAACACAAGCATTAAATATTACTAATGTATTTGCTCAGAACTGGAGTATTATTGCACCAATAGTACTTGGAGTTGCAGCTGCTATGTTAGTATATAACAATGCACTATTACTTAGTATAGCTAATAAAGTAAAAGATATTGCGTTATCTGCTAAAACTTTAGCGATGAATTTTGCTCATATAATAGCAGAGTCTTATAGAGCAGCAGCATTAGTAGCAAGCACAATTGCACAGGACGGATTGAACGCAGCAATGGCAGCTTGCCCTATCACTTGGATTTTATATGGAATTATAGCCATAGTTGTTGCCTTTTTTGTAGCTATAGCTGTAATAAATAAATTCGCAGGAACATCTTATTCAGCAATTGGAATTGTTGCAGGAGCATTATCGGGTTTAACAGCATTTATTATAAATAGTGTATTTTTCTGGATTAATGTTTTTATATCATTTGCTGAGTTTTTTACAAATGTATTAGACCATCCAGTTTATTCAGTAAAGAAATTATTTTTTAATTTAGCCACAGCAGTATTAAATAATCTTATATCTATGACAAAAGGATGTGATGAATTTGCTACTAATTTAGCAAACTCTATTATAGATGGAATTAATGGGGCATTAAAAGCTTGGAATAAATTTGTAGATGTCTTAAATAAATTTGGAGGACTTGGAGATAAGTTAGGACTTGGAAAAGCTGATATGGTTGGTCATACAAAGTCTATTACAAGTACATTGCAAAAAGCTAAAGGAGACTTAAATAAATGGCTTGGAGCAGAGCCAAAAGGTTATAAATCCTTTAAACAATTAGAGTATAACAATGTTGGAGATTGGGCTAAAAATGGATATGCCTTTGGTCAAAACTTAGAAAATAAAATAAAGGATACTTTTGATATTAGTAAAATAGCTGATAAGGCAAAAAAAGATTTAGGTCTTGACGATTTGTGGGATGATAAATATGGATTAGGTGATGGAATAGGCTCAGCAGGATTAAACTCACCTTTGGGCGATGCAGCAAAAGGAGCAAAAGATACCGCAGGAAATACAGCTAAAATGGCTAAAACAATGGATAAAAGTCAAGAAGACTTAAAATATCTTAGAGATATTGCAGAACAGGAAACAATAAACCGTTTTACAGGAGTCAACATTAAAATTGACATGAACAACACAAATAACATAAATAAAGATGCCGACTTAGATGGAATAGTTAATGTACTAACAGAAAAATTAAATGACGCTATGGTTGTATCTGCTGAGGGAGTAGTTTAGAAAGGAGGGATATAAATGGCTTATGACTTTTATTTAGATGGAGTACAATTACCAATCGCACCTGGCAAATTAGAAATAAAAATAACAAATAAAAATAAAACAGTTGATTTGATAAATACTGGAGAAGTAAACATACTAAAAAAAGAAGGGTTATCCGAGATAAGTTTTGAAGCAGAATTTACACATAATAAATTACCTTTTTATCGTGGAGCTTTTAAAGATGTTCAATTCTTTTTAAGTAAATTAGAACTATTAAAAACAGATTGTAAGCCATTCCAATTTATTGTATCGAGGGAATTAGGTAATAAAGTACTATTTAACACTAATATAAAAGTATCTCTTGAAGAGTATGCTATTTCAGAAGATGCAGAAAATGGTTCAGATACAAAAGTTGCAATAAAGTTAAAGCAATATAGAGATTACTCAACTAAAAAGTTAGTTCTTGCCCCTCCTAAAAATGAGACTGGTAGACCAAGCGTAAAGATAGAGCCAAAACGAGTTGATTCAGTCAATGCCACAAACACTAAAACTAAAACATATACAGTAAAAGCAGGGGATAGCCTTTGGTCAATTTGTCAGAAACAACTTGGTAATGGTTCATTATATAAGAAAGTATACGAACTAAATAAATCTATGATGGATAAGGCAAATAAGGGCAAAAACTTAAGTAAATACACTATTTACAAAGGGCAGGTGTTAAAACTTGGTTGATGAATTAGTGTTAGCAAATGATAGAGATGTAAGGTTAGTTATTGCACATTGGGAAGATTTCTACGAACCTGCTGTCATTGATGGTATCACATGGGAAATAGAAAGACGAGGAACACCTTCTAAGTTAGAGTTTACTATAGTCATGGATGATATACTACAGTTTTGTGAAGGTAATTCAGTGAGATTATATTACAAGGGTGTAGGCATATTCTATGGATATATATTTCAGAAGAAAAGAGATAAAGAAAATCACATCAAAATTATTGCATATGACCAGTTAAGATATTTTAAAAATAAAGATACTTATGTATATAGTAATAAAACAGCAAGCGAACTTATAAAAATGCTCGCTAAAGATTTTAATTTAAAATACAATGTCATAGAAGATACAAAATATAAAATATCTAGAATAGAAGAAAACAAAACTTTATTTGATATGATTTTAACTGCACTAGATGATACTTTAAGAGAAAAAAAAGAAATGTTTACCTTGTATGATGACTTTGGAAGAATAACACTAAAAAATGTTGCATCAATGAAACTTGATACTGTTATGAATAATGATGTAATCGAGGACTTTGACTATAATTCTTCTATTGATAGTGATACTTATACAAAAATCAAACTTGTAAGAGATAATGAAGAAACAGGAAAAAGAGATGTGTATATTGCTCAAGACTCAACGCATATGAGGAGTTGGGGAATACTACAACTATTTGATACAGTTGATAAAAATATGAGTGAAGCAGAGATAAAACAAAAATGTGATATACTCCTAAAACTATATAATAAGAAAACTAAGTCATTAAGTTTAAAAAATGTGTTAGGAGATATTAGAGTAAGAGCAGGTTGTTTAGTACCTGTTTTTTTGTCGTTAGGAGATATTGATTTACAAAATTATATGTTAGTTGAGAAAGTAAAACATACATTTGAAAATAACAGTCATTTTATGGACCTAACTTTGGTTGATGGAGACGAATTTGCTTCTTATTCTTCATCAAGTTATAGTAGTGGAAATACTAATAATAAAAATGAGAAACAAAATGGTCCTGCACAAAGTACTACAAGTAAAGAAGATACTGATATGGCTAATAAGATTAATAAACTACTTAAAGGTAAATTATCAAATACAGGAAATATATTTGTTAAATATTCAAATGCTTATAAAGTTAATCCAGCACTCATGGCTGCTATATCTATGCACGAATCAGCTAGAGGGACTTCAAATATTGCAAATACTAAAAATAATTTCTTTGGAATGAAAAAAAATGGAGATTACATGAGTTTTTCTAGTGTAGACGAAGGAATAAAAAGAGGTATAAGTAATTTATCAAGAAACTATATCCATATAGGACGAAAAACTTTAGAAAGCATCAGAAATAAATATTCTTCTAGTTCAGACAAAGAATGGGTAAAATGTGTAGGTGCATTTTATAAGCAAATAACAGGAAGTACTTATAATTCTAATAGTGCAGGCACAGGAGTTGGAAGTAATGAAGAAGCAGAAAAGAATTTAAAAGATTTAACTTATCAAGTTCAAAACAATAATTCTAATACATCAACAAACAATAATAATAAAGTAAGTAAAGTTATTCAAGAAGCAAAAAATCAACTTGGCAAGCCTTACAAATGGGGTGGTAATGGTCCAAAGAGTTTTGACTGTAGTGGTCTTATGGTGTGGGCATTTAAAAGAGGTGCAGGAATAAATCTCAAAAGAGTTTCAGCAGACCAATCAAAAGATAGTAGAGGAAAACTATTATGTAACATAAATGATGTAAAAGCTGGTGATTTAGTATTCTTTGCATACAACAAAGGAAAAGGAAATGTACATCATGTTGGACTATATATAGGAAATGACCAATATATTCATGCTCCACAAACTGGTGACGTAGTAAAAATAAGTAGTTTAAGTGGTAGACAAAAGAAAAAGCATGATTTTGCAAGAGCTAGAAGATTCTTTTAAGTGAGGTGATAAAGTGTCACAAGAATTATTGCAAATAATTAAGAAGGCTGCAATGGATGCAGTAGAAACAAGCAATCCAATGCAAATTGCATTTGGAACTATAGAAAGTGTTAATCCTTTGATAGTTAAGATAGAACAAAAAGCATCTTTTGAAGAATTTTTTCTAATACAAACAGAGACTTTTAAAAGATATACAGATAAAAAAATAGGGGATAAATTAGTCTTAATTAGGATGCAAGGAGGACAGCAATATTTGATTTTAGATAGGATGTGATGAGGTGTTACCAAGCGATAATTTGGATTATGACATTGAAGATGTATCAATAATTAATTTTGATGTAAGGCAAGAACCAAGTAAGACCTTTAAATTAAATATAGAAAAATCTAAGATAGATGGTATTTGTGATG